CAGCCGGTGCTGACGGTCATCCGCACGTAGCTGCTTTTGAACTGGGATACGGAATCCCCGAGGGTCGCGAGCGAGGCCACGGGGTCGAAGAGCCTCACGGGCGTGCCGACGCTGATGCCGTCCAGCGGGATGCGCCAGAGTTTCAGGTCGTTGGAGGTCGTTGCGGGGTCCGCCGCCGTCCCCGTGCTGGGCGTGCCCTTGACGACGACGGGCATGATGCTCTCGATACCCGCGCTGGTCTTCGCGTAGCGGGCCACGACGAGGTCGTTGCGTTTCTGGCCCTGCGTGCCGCTCTGGACGGTCAGGTTCGTCGCCGCCTGGTTCCAGAAGCGCTTGCCGCCGACCATGCCCACGCCGGTGCCGAGCGTCGCTGAGTTCGCGCTCTGCATCGTCAGCGCGAAGTCGTCGCCGTACTCCAACACGCAGCCGGCCTTGCCGACCGTCGCGGTGTTGAGCGCGGCCAGGTCGTCCGAGCTGATGTGCTTCGTGCCCGTCATGCCGTCTACTATCTCGAATGCCATTACTGCTCCTTCGCGTTACTCATGAACTGCTGGAACTCGCCGTCGTGCTTGGCGGCGAGCTTCTTGTACTCGTCCGTGCACCCCTTGCACAGCAGGCGGGTCGCCCTGCTGCCGTACTGATCGAAGCGCTCGACCTCACGCCAGTCCCCTGCCGCCGCAGCGCCTTGCTGCAGATACGCGCTCTCGCCGCAGCGGTCGCATGTGTACTTCGTGATGTTGTCTGTCTTGGACATGCTCGTCTCCTTCACTTCGTCCTGAGCCATGTATACGGACCGACGCTGGGCACAGCCTGCCATTCGCCGCCGTAGTCCGACGGGTCGAATCCGCTCGTCTCCATGTACGTCCCCACTGGGTGCGCGGCCAAAAAGCCCGCCGCCGCAGCATCGCCCGCGACCACTATCGACAGGTCGCCCGAGCCGTCCCACGTCGCGCTGCCGTTGACCGCGCCCGAGATGGCCACCGTGCGGGCAGCCGCGAGCTTGCCAGCGGTCTCGGCCTTCTTCGGCACCGTCTTGCCCGTGGCCAGGCCGTCAAGCCGGCCCTTGTCCGCCGCCGACATGAGGCCGCCTTCCGTCGAGGTGGCCTCGCCGTAGGTCGTATCCTTCGCGCTGATGGTCGCTCCGTCGATGCTGACGTTAGCGCCGGCCGTGAGCGCGTCCTGCTTGCCCGCTATGGCCGTGGCGTTCTCCTCGGCGGCGGTGGCCGCGTTCTTTGCGGCCTCTTGCGCCTCGCCTGCCGCGGCGCTCGCGTTCGAGGCTGCGGTTCTCGCCGCATCCGCTTTGGCCTCGACGGCCTTGAGCTCGTCGGAGTCGACCTCGGCGGCGAACGTGTAGCCGTTAAGCGTCAGGCCTTTGCCGGCCAGGTACGCGTGCCCGCCGCCTCCGCTGCCGCTGCCGCCTCCGCTGCTCTCGGCGGCTCCGCTGCTGCTCATCTTGGTCGTGGTCTCGCCGCCGACCTCGTATGAGTACACGGCAACGCCGCGCGAGACCTTCACGATCTTCTTCGCTACCGTCGCGTTCACGGTGCGCCCGTGCGCGTTGTCGCGCGCCGAGATCATGTCTCCCACGTCCACGTCGATATCGTCGTGGGCCGCAACCTCGACGCTGCCTTGGGTCTGATACTCTTGCAGCTTCTTGCGGCCCTCCTCCTCCAGCTTCGCCTCATCGGCGTTGCTGTAGTCGTAGAGCGCGCATATCTCGTCGACGCCGAAGAGGCTCTGGACGTGGCTGACGTTGCCCGCCGCGTCGGCATAGAAGTGGACGACCGCGCGGTTCTCCAATTCGCCAGTTCCCGCGCAAACCAAATGGTTCACGCAGCGGTAGACAGACGTGAGCGTGAAATCCATAAGGTCGGAATCGACCTTATTCGCGTAGTCCACTATCGGCGGCAGCGACAGCTCGACCTTGCCGCCGAGGCGGCGCATCGAGACCTTTCGCCCGTTCGCCTTCGCCAGGGCCTTCAGGCCGCCGTACCCGTCCGCGAAGCGGTCGAAGGTGTAGCTGACAGCCGTATCGTCTACGGCGGCTGAAAACAGCCCGGACAGCCCCATGCGGGATATGAGGGACGCGAGCACCTCGCCCGCCTTACCGCTCACCGCGAGGTAGCCGCTGCCCGAATCGGGCAGGAGGCGCTTGCCGGCCAGGATGCCGTGCCACGTGCGGCCCTTGCACAGGACGGTGCCGGAGGCGTCCCTGCCCGTATCGTAGGTGACCTCGTCGACGACGCCGCCGTACTCGGTCCCGTCGATGAACACGAATTGCCCCTCGGCGGGGGCCTCGCCGGCGCGCGCCTCGAGCTTCAGGGCGTTCTCGTCGATGCCGAACGCGAGGTCAAGCTCGAATTCCTCGATCTCGCGGACGTCCCCGGCCGCCGGGTCGCTCACCACTAGGACCATGCCGGCTCCCCCTCCTCCTCGTAGAGCGTCAGGTCGAACCCGAAGCTGTTGTCCCACGAGACCTCGCAGGTGCCGGCCGGCACGCGCTCGAAGATGTACTCGCCCGAGCCGGCGCCGCTGCCTCGGTGCGCCTTGCCGAAGGCGTCGCGGACGTCGCCGTCGGCGGAGACCACGGAGACGGTGCGCCGCAGCGGGTCGACCTCCATGTAGCCGCCGTCCGGCACCGATACGTCGACCTGGTACAGGTTTCCGCCGAGCCGGACCGCGGGATTGACCGCCGGCCCGTAGACGATGAACCGGGCGGGGCTGCCGGAATGCCCCGGGTTGCGCGCGTACCGCTTCGGCGGGGTCGCCCCGAGGTCGTACGGGAGGTCATGCGGTAGGTCGAGAAACTCGTACCCGGACGAGCCGTTGACGGGTGCGAACTCCGTCGTGACGCCCCTGCGCCACAGGCCGTCGAGCAGCACGACGGTGATCTTCGCGGTGAAGAGCCCGTCACGCACCCCGTCGACCTTCGACGCGAGGACGAGGCAGCGCTGGAACCAGTCCCCGACCCTCAGCGTCCCGGGCGTGTTGCCCGAGACGTCGAGGTCCGCGCAGCGGCGGAACTCGTCGGCCAGCGCCATGTCGGCGAAGACCGCCCTGAACGAGGCCTTGCGGGCGCCGCGCGAGGCGGTCGACAGCGCGCGGTACCCGATCTTGTAGTCCCATTCGCGGCTGAAGAGGTCGTTCGGCCTGCCGACGTAGATGCCGGAATTGAGCGGGATGACCGCCCCCGCGCCCGATTCATATTCGATATCAGGCATACGCGACCGCCTTCCTCGCCCTGCGCCCGAACTCCGACTCGCCCATGACGGGCGTGAACTCCGCGATGATGGAGGGCAGGTTCTCGGCCAGCCAGCCGATAACGGCCGATGCGCCGCCGGCCGCGACAACGCCCTCCCCGGTGCCGGAAATGGTCCGGTCGCCGTAACGCGGGCCGTCGGCCCTGACCGTCGCATCGAACGCCGCCGCGCGCTCGACCTTCCCGACGGCGGACTCCATTGACTTCACGGGCTCGTCCGCCGTGTCGTCGATGCCGAGCGCCGCGCCCTCCATGACGTAGCCGAATATCTTACGGAACACGCGCGAGGGCGAGTGGATGCCGAGCAGGTTCTTGGCCGCGTCGATGGCGCCGCCGACCACGCCGGTTATCTTGTTGACGACCACGCCGGCCGCACCGCTGATTCCGTTGGCGATGCCCTGAACGATTTGCGAGCCGATGGAGGCCACGCGGCCCGGGATGGAGGACAGGGCGCCCATGATGGAGCTGCCGATGCTCGAGGCCGCCGAGGTCACGAAGCCGACCGCGCCGCGGATGGCTGAGCCCAGGCTGCTGATTCCGTTGCTGCCGATGCCCTCCAGCGTCGCCGGCAGGTTGGCGATGGCCCCGCGGATGGCGGAAACGATGTTAGAGGCCGCCGAGGTCACGAAGCCAACCGTCGCCGTAATTCCGCTGCCCAGGAGCGTGATGGCGTTGCGGCCGAGGCTTATCCAGTCGAGAGCTGACCATGCCGCGAGTATTGCCGAGAAGATGGCCGGGATGTTCGCGATGAGCGTCGGTATCGCCTGCACGATGCCGAGCGCCAGCGTCACGATTGCCTGGATGCCGGCGCCCAGCAGCGTCGGCGCGTTGTCGTTGATCGCGTCGGCGAGGTTCTGCACGATGACCGGGGCCTGCTCGATGATGGTCGGCAGGCTGTCGGCGATACCCTGCGCCAGGCCGACTATGAGGTTCGCCGCGCCCTCGGCAAGAACGCCCGCGTTCTCGGCTATGAACTCTGAGAGGCCGGTGAGAATCTGCAGGCCGCTCTCCATGATGGAGGGAAGGTTCTCGGACAGGTAGCCGCCGAGTTGGCTCATGATGTCGGCCGCCGCGCCGGAGAGGAACGACAGGCCGTTCACGATACCGTCGTAGAGCACCGGTCCGACCTGCGCGCCTATCTCGTCCAACCCGCCGAAGGCGCCCGAGAGCGCCGACATGGCGCTGTCGGCGATGGACATGAAGGCCTCGCCGGCGACCGGCGCCAGCGTCGCTATGACCCCGGGGAGCTGCTCGACGGCCGTGGACACGATGGTCGCCACGCGCGGCACGATGTTGGAGGCCGCCGTCTCGACCGACTCGACCAGCTCGGTCGTGAGCTTGCCCATGTCGGCGTCGTCCTTGCCGAGCTCCGTCACCCAGTTCTCCCAGGCCGCCTTGGCCATGTTGCAGGAGCCCTCGATTGTCGTCGCGGCCTCGCGCGAGGTCGTGCCGGCGATCTGCATCTGTTCCTGCATCGTGTGGATGGCCAGCACGACGTTGTCGAAGGACAGGCTCGACTCATCCACGGCTGAGTTGACCGCGTGCGCGTCCGAGACGAGGCGCTGCATCTCTTCCTTGGTGCCGCCGTAGCCCAGCTTGAGGTTGTCCAGCATCGTATAATTTTGCTTCGCAAAGCCCTGGTAGGCGTTCTGGAGGTCCTCCATCGCCGTGCCGAAGGTGTTCGCGTTGTCGCTCATGTCGACCATGGCCGTGTCGGCGTACTCGGCCGCCTTGACCGTGTCGCCGCCCAGCGAGGAGACGAGCGCGGCCGAGAAGCCCGTCACCTGCTCCATGTACCGGTTGGCGCTCAGGCCTGCCGTTATGTAGGCGCGGTCGGCGTTGGCCAGCACCGTCGTCTGGGCCTGCTCGAGCTGCTGCCACTTGCCGGAGCACTGTTCGACGGTCTGGCCGGTCATGGCGGCGTAGTCCTCGAGGGACTTGCCCATGTTGCCGAAAATCTTCTGGATACCGCCGACGTTCTGCTCGTAGGCGGCATAGGCGTTGACGCTCATTCCGGTCACCGCGGCGACGCCGGCGGCCACGGCGGCGACGCCGGCCGCGACCAGCGACGCGGCCTTGCCGGCCACGGCACCGAGCTTGCCCTCGATGCCGCCGGCCACGTCGTCCACCCTCGCGGACGCCTCGTCGTCGACGCCTATCTTGACCATGAGGTCGAGAAGGTCCACCTACAGCACCTCCAATCCCAACTTGCCGATTACGTCCGCCGCGATCTCGTCCCCGCTCCGCGTGTCCTCCGGTACCGCCGCGCCCCGCACGAGCTCCAGGTAGGGCTTGGCGATGTAGCGCGACTGCACGGCGAGGCGGATGGACTCCGTCAGGTAGACCCTGTACGCGTCCTCCTCTGCCTCCCTGCGCCTGCGCGCGGTCAGGTACCTAGCAAAAGGGCGAGCACGCCGTGGTCCGGTGTACTCGCCCAGGTAGAGCCAGAGCAGCTCAGGATCGTCGGCGGCTACTGAAAAAAAGGGGCCGCGACCTCCTTGACGGCGTCGATGCCGTCGAGCGCGGCCTTGATGTCGGCCGCGTACTTCGCCACCGAGAAGCACGCCTTGTACTCGTCGAGGGTCTGGCCGTCCAGCGCGGCGAGGAGCTTGAACGACAGCTCGCCGCCCTCGCGCAGCAGGACGGGCAGCAGGCCGCCCAACATATCGACGGCCTTGACCTCGACCTTGGCCTTGACCTCGTCCTCGTCGCCGCCCTCGGCCTTGGCGGCCTTGGCCGCGGCGCGGTAGGACATGTAGGAGCGCTTGAGCTCCTCGCCGAGCTTGCCCCCCATGGCCTCTTCGGCCACCTCGGCCAGCATCTGCGCCGAGGTCAGGAACTCGTCGGCCGTGAACTCGTCGATTCGCATTACGCGGCCACCTCCGTTCCTTCCTTGACGTAGATCTCGAACGGCACCGTCTCGGGCTCGTCCATGCTGTAGTGGCCGGTGAACTCGAAGGCGAGCTGGCCCTTGGTCTTGTCGCCGGACTGAATCTGGAAGCCGCCGGTGCTCAGGGAGTTGAGCATGTGGATGGCGCAGAAGCCGGCGCTGCCGGTGCCGCCGGCGCCGTCCTCGTTGGCGGCGCTGTAGTCGCCGACCCACCACAGGTCGGCGAAGTCGGAGGCCTTGAGCTCGTTGCGCGGCGTGATCTTGCCGCTCTCCTCGTCGGCGGCGCCGGTCAGCTTCGCGGCCAGCCCGGCGGTCACGGTCACGAACGTGCCGGACATCTTGGCCTCCCAGCCGTCGAGCTTCTTGAGCTCCTTGACGTTCTTCGGGCAGTTGTCGATGTCCTCGCCGAAGTCGATGAAGCTAGGCGTGGCGGTGAAGTTGGCGCCGCCGGACGTCGCGCCGAGGATGTCGGTCGCCTTGAGCGTGCCGGTGTCGGGCGCGAACGCCTTGAGCAGGACGCCGGCGTTCAACTGGATGTTCTTGAACGTGTTCTCCGGTATCTGGGTGAATTTCATGGGACCTCCCTAAAAGGTCGTGATGTTCTCGATGGAGAGGTTTACGTAGCGGCGCTTGACACCGGGCTCGCCCGAGTCGGCGGCCTGCCAGAACGGCGAGCCGCGCTTGACCCAAAGGCCCCCGCCGTCGCAGGGCAGCATCACGCCGCCGAGGCCGAGCGCGCGCCCGATGGCCTCGGCGTCGGCGTTGGCCCTCGCCTCGGACTCGGTGCGGCGCCATGTCTCCACGGTGACGTTCTGCTCGCCGTCGCCCCAGGCGCCCGAGACGGGCGTGAAGGTGAGGTACGGGGGCTCGGCACCGTCCGGGACGGCCTGCGCGGAGTACGCGGGCATGCCGAGGCCGCCGAGCCACGCGGCGAGCGCCGCGGTCCTAGTCGGCATCGGGCAGCCTCCACTCCTCTGCCGTGCACTGCGTGAAGCTGAACGTCGCACACGCGGGCGGGCGTCCGTCGTCGGCGTTGGACGTCACGCGGAACACCTGCCCGTCGGAGACGCGCCTGAACACGTCGCCGTGGGACAGCTCCTCGGAGCACGTCACCGTGTAGGTGTTGGCCACTCCGGCCGCCTCGGCGACGCGGGCCTCGGCCGAGGTGTCGCGGACGATGGAGGCGGAGAAGGCGCGGCCCGTGGCCCACGTCTCCGTCCAGCCGCCCTCGCCGTCCGGCACGCTCCTGCGGACCATGTGCGTGCACGGCACGCGCATGCGCTCGTACAGGCGGCTCATAGCTTTCTCCAAGGGTCGAGACGCGCCTTGAACTGCTGGCGCCACGTCAGCGGTCGGCCGTCACTGCCGGCGCGCGTGTAGCTGTAGCCGCCGAAGCTCTCGCTCGCATACGGGCTGTCCAGCTCCTCGGCGTGCTCGGCCTGCCATGCCGCGATCTCGTCCGCGAGGTCGACCACGGCCTGCGGTATCGCGAGCGCCCAGACCGTGCCGACGAACTCCTCGTCCGTGAGGCCGTTGTAGGGCCATGAGTGCAGCCCGTCGTTGAACGTCGAGCCCGTGATGCGGATGTACTGGCCCTCCTTGAGGTCGAGCCCCGCAGGCGGCACGAGGCGGCCGCCCTCGATGCGGACGCGCCCCGTGCGCTTGTCGGCGACGAACCAGTTGCGCAGCGACAGAAGTACCTGCTCGAGCATCTCTGCGCCTATCGCTTATCGGCGATGACGGCGGCAAGGCTCTTGTCGAGGGTCTTGACGCCGCAGAGCATGTCGATGGAGACGGTGTCGGTCTTGGTCTTCTGGTCGTAGCCCTGCACGACTCGCAGGCCGAAGCCGTCGTAGGAGGTGGAGTACGCCTTGGGGGCGCCGAGCGGCATCTCGAGCTGGCGGGTCACGAGCGCGAAGGCGTTCTTGTGGAACGCGATGGACGGCGTGTAGTTGGCAGTCTCGGCCGTGGTCTTCTGCACGTTCTGGTCGCAGTAGAAGTCGAGGCCGTACTTGCGGCCCAGCGACGCCTCCTTGAGGGCGGTACCGTTGTCGCCGACGGCGGAGGCGTTGACGAACAGGTCGGTGTTGAGCAGGTCGGCCTCGGCCTGGGAGCCGTAGACGAAGCGGCGCTCCGTGGAGGGCGCCTTGGCGTCCACGAGGAACTTTCGGGCGGCGATGATGTCCGCCACGGCGATGGCGCCCTTGGTGTGGTCGACGCGGTTGTCGGTGACGTCCTTCTCGAGCGCGAGCAGGTAGCCGTCGATCTTGTCGGCGAAGGCCTGCATCGCCGGGACGAGGAACTGCGCGGAGAAGTCGACGATGTTCATCGTCAGATCCTTGGACGTGACGGAGAACGTCACATCGAGCAGCTTGTCCATCTTGACGGCGACCTTGGCCTCGGTGGCGTCCTGCACCTCGACCTCGGTGGTGAACTCCTTGGCCTCGAAGGTGGCGGGCTTGCGGATGGTGATGGTGTCGCCCACGCCCGCGACGAACTCGGACGAGTAGTCGCGGTGGACGAGGTTGGCCATGACGGCGTTGGTGCGCAGCACGTCCAGCGCCTCGTTGGCGATGATGTTGGGTGTAAGGATGGTGTTCGGCATAGAAACCCCTTAGCCTCTCTGCTCCGCCTTGTACTTCATGTACTCGGCGGTGCTCATTTCGTTGATGTCCTTGCCGCCCTCGCCCTTGGGGGCGTGGGCCACGTCGGCGCCCTTGACGGTTGTGGTGGCGATGAAGTCGGCCCAGTCGGCCTTGATGCCCTCGGTCAGCTTGTCCGCGTCCTCGATAGCGCCGTCCTTGACGGTCACGCCCTCGAGGTCGGAGACCTTGAGAACGGTGTCGATGCGCTTCGGGTCCACACCTGCCGACTCGAGCAGCTTTCGGTACAGGCCGCGCTTCTCGGCGGCGGCCCTCTCGCCCTCGACCTTGGCCTTGTAGTCCTCTAGGTTCTTGATGGCGGCCTTGTACTTTTCCTCGTACTCGCCCGCGCCCTCGCCCTTGGCCTTGAGCGCGTCCAGCTCCTTCTTGTAGCCGTCCGCCTTGCCCGCGGCCTCCTTGAGCTCGTCGCGCTGCGCCTTGAGCGCGTCTACGCTCTCGGCATGCTCCTCGATGATCTGGTCGATCTTCTCGTCCTCGATGCCCATTGCCTTGAGCATCTTTCGTGTGAGTGCCAACAGAATCTCCCTTGCTTCGGAATGGGCGGGTTCCCGCCTGTTGCCTCGGCAGGGCCCGCGCCGCAATACCTCGCGGCAAGGGTGAGTATCCAAACGGAGTAACGCGGCACTAGCCCCCGAGGTGCTTGCGGAAGATTGAGCGGTATGTGGATTCGTGGTCCTCGGCCGCCGGCTTGAGGTAGGGCTGCGGCTTCTGGTGCCTCGTCCCCAGTTCGACATATGGCGCGTACTCGACGTTCGTGCCGATGATGGCGCACTTGCCGTCCTCGTCGACGATATGGGTGATGGAGTTGCGCAACCGGCCCGTGTCGACCGGGCAGGCGCGCTTTGCGTAGCCCTCCGCGACGAGGCCGATCTCCTCCAGCGCGGCGACGAGCGCCCGGTCGATGGCGTTGGCGATGGCCTCGCGGTTGTCGGCGCGCACCTCGACAAGCCCGGAGATGTCTGAGGCGGTCAGGCCCTTGGCGCTACCGCGCGTGAAGCCCTTCTCCCTCATCCCACTGACGGTGTCGCCGTTTCGGTCGGTCCACGTGTCGTTCTTGGCGCTCCACTTCTCCTTGCCGACCCTTCGCGGCGCGGCCATCAGTCCAGCACCTCCGTGCCGTAGCCCAAGCGGCCGGACACGTCCACCTCGCACGCCTCGACGGCCTGCACGGGCTCGCCGGGGCTGCCCATGGTGCAGCCGTCGCCAGGGCCCACCTCGTCGCCGCGCACGGTGCATATCAGCACGTCGGGCTGGGTGAAGCCGAAACCGAGCCTCACGGCGCAGTCGGAGCATCTGTTGCATTCGGTTATGGGGTTCATGGGTCCTCCCTCGTTCGGGAGGATGGTCCCGCCACGGTCACGCGGCATGGAAAAGGCCCCGCCGGGGCGGGGCCTCACAATCAGATGAACGGGGCTATGTCCTTGGCCTCCTTGAGGAACTTCCTCACCTTGGCCATGAAGGAGTTGTCGGTCAGGTACTCGATGCCGCGGGGCGTGATGCAGGCGCCGTCGAGGCCGTAGACGCGGTCGAACGTGTTGTCGACCTCGACCCTGACCGCCCCCGAGATGAATCCGTAGTCGAGCAGGCTGCACAGGATGTAGTGCCAGTACCGCTCGTTCGCGCCCGCGGCGAGGGCGATCTCGTCGAGCCTCTTGGGGTTGACGTCCTCCCCGCCCTTCAGGCACGTATAGAGGTACAGGAGGATGCGGTACACGATGACGTGGTAGTCGTTCTTTGCCATCGTCAGCACCATGCGACGTAGCCGGACTCCTGAAAGACTCCGGAGCGGTTGAACTCTTCAAGCCTGTGGCAGAGATGGTTCGAGTAGGACGAGTGGCGGTCCGCCTCGGCTCTCTCCAAGACGACCCATGTGCCGTCATGGCGATTGAAGGACAGGCTCCCGCGGTCGGACTTGTCGCCGTCGGGATAGTAGGCGTAGACCGCGCGCCCGGCGGTCAGCTCAATGAGCTCGAACCATGTCATTGCCCGTTACCGTCCTTCCATTTGTCCAGGTCCTTGACGTAATTATATCCATCTTCGCAGGTCTTTGCGTGCGCTTCGACGTAAGTCATGCCGGCGTCCATATACATGGCCTCGCGCGCCTCATGCTCGATTAGGGTCAGGTCGTGCTCGAGCACGGTCTTTCCCTCCCTGAGCCGCTGCCAGCTCTGCGACATGTCGTAATCGGGGTCGAATCGGCGACGGCCGCCCTCGAGGTCGTGCTCCCTTATGAAGACGTGCTCGTATGCGGTCCTCACCTTTTCGATTCCCTTTCCAGAAGAGCTCGCGACCGCTGCGATCTCCCGTTCGGGGTCCCTCGCCCGGACCTCGTCGTAATATCTGGCGGCGTGCGCCCGCCTTTTCTTCTCATACGGGTCGTTGGCGTCGTTCAAAGCCCCCGAGACTGCACCGGACTGCCTCGTCAGCGCCGTGTCCAACACCTTCTGCTGGTCCCCCGCGCTCATCTTGCGGAACGAGCCGGACGGTATGCCGTACTCCTTGAGCTGCTCGGTGAGCCTCTTTCTCGCCTCGGTCGGCGACACGCCCGCCGCGTCCAGCTTGCGCTTGGTGCCGGGCATGCCCATGAACTCCGAGATGGTGCGGTTCGCGGGCTTCGCGCCGGTGACGGCGGGCTTGCCCGCCTTCCACTCCTCGTAGGTCATGCCCTCGGGCAGCCTGCTCCACCTCTTGCCGTCGCTGTAGTCGACGCCCTCGACGGCCGCGATGAGCGTGCAGCGGCAGTTGCACGTCTCGGCATACGGCGCCTCGGGGTCGCCCGGGTAGCGGCACCCGTTGCTGAACTTCTCCCCGACCTCCACCTTCTCGCCGTCGAGCTTCCTGTGGCTCGAGCGCGTGCGCCCGTCGAGCGTCGCCAGCCACTCCTGCTGCACCTTGATGCCGAGCCCCTTGGCCCTCTTGTAGCTGTCGACGCGCCCGGCGTTCTCAGCCGCCGTCGTCGAGGTCCGCGCCAGGCGCACCGCAGCCGCGCGGTTCGCCCCCGTCACGTCCTGGATGCGTCTGGCTATCTTGGGTATCGACTCGCCGAGCAGCACGCCCTGCGTGATCTGGTTGGCGATGAGCCGTCGGTTCCATGCCATGTCCTTGGCGACGTTGACGGACGGCTTGGGCAGGTAGCTGTCGTGGTCGGTGAGCAGGCGCTGCACGGTCGACGCGTCCTGCAGCGCGTAGGACGTGTCCCAGCCAACGGCGCTCTCGACCTGCCACGTGCCGTAGTTGTAGTTCTCGGCGTAGACCTCGGGCAGCCTGCCCTCGATGGCGGCGGCAGCGACGACGTTCGCATGCGTCATGGCCTCGGCGCACTGCTTGAGGACGATTCGGTAGCGCCTGCCGGCCGCGATCTTCCCGCTTCGCCAGGACCTGTATTGAGCCTTGGTGATCTCGCCGGCCTCGAGACGCCCGCGCATCTTCTCGTCGTCGACCTCGAACTGCGCAAGATAGCGCTTGAGGTTGGCGTAGGCGGTCTTGCCCGCCTCGCCGTACACTCCCGCCATCTCGCGCTCGAACGCCCGAATCTCGGCGTCTGAGAACTCGTGAGCGCTATCCTTCGCCATGCGCCGCCTCCAATCGTCGGCACGCATGGTCGCCCGCGCATAACGGAAAAGGGCCCCGACCGAAGCCGGGGCCCTTCCCTACTCGCCTTCCTGCTCGGTCGGCTCCTCCGCGCGGTCAAGCGCGTCGTAGTACGCGGCCGCGAGCTCCTCGACCTCGGCGATGTCGGCCTCGTCGAAAAGGCCGCTGTCCAGGTGCGCATAGGCCTTGTCAAGCCAGTACGCCACGTCGCGGCCAGCTTGGATCTCGCGCTTGATGCTGCGCAACGTCAGGTCGTGGCGGGCCTTGCTCTTAACTGCCATGCTTGTCTCCTAACTGATAGATGCGATTGCCGCTTCCAGATTCGCGACGACGATGTTCACATCCCTCTGATACTTCAGCTTGACCCACGCACCGTCACCAGCCTGCACCACAGTGTCGGGGCCGTAAGCGGTGAGGGCTTTGTAGGCGGCGATTTCGGCAGGGGTGAGCGGGGTTTCGATGGGGGTGGCGAGACAGTAAAACATGCTCGCGTCTGGGCGCGCTTTGAGCCATTCAGAAAAGGCATCGACCGAGTCAACGCCCGAACCTGCCTTAAACTGCAGCGTTACGCTTTGAACCCACACATAGCATCTGCAAGCTTCTTTCATTTCGATGTCATAAGCGACACCGTCGAAAACAGCATACTGGCACAAGGAAAATCCTTGCGTTGTGCCGTATTGCGATGCAGGAGCGTCGGAAATAAAAGTGTCATTTTTGTTTGTCGGTGTGAGCTCATATCGCCACTGCAAGGCGTCCAGTTTCAGCTGATTCACCCTCTGCACCTTCACACCCCTTTCCAAGTCCACCTCGTCGCACACCCACTGCTGGCCCTGCGAGTCAGTGTAGTTGCCGCCAGAGGTGACAGGGATGCCGGGTAAGCCGTTGGGAGTGGGGAGCGTGAGGAGCTGTTCGCGATAGGGTTCATAATCGGGAGATGACGCGTCCCATGTCAGGCACACGTTTTCACGGTTAGTCTCCGTTGCCAGAAGATCCTGGAACTTTACTAAGTCCGCTTGAAACGTCGCATGGTATTCAGTCTTATTTGCATCAATACCAAACCAGTATTTATTGTCATTCTCGTCAAAGAATCTGATGTTCCCGCCTTGCGAGACTGTACCTTCCTTGAACACTAAAGTTATCGGCGTGTTTTTCTCGACATAGCACTCGACAATGTCTTTATATTTCAGGTTGGACGGCAGCCGATTTTTCCCCGTCACCTTCACCGCTACGCTCCCGCCATCGCCTGCGCTCACGATAGACACATGGTTATCCGGGCTGGGCGTGCCATCCTGTGTACTCTTACCGTACACTGTCAGGCCGCACAAGGGCGCAGGGAAAGCGTCGTCAACGTGGACGAAAGCGTCCTCGGCCGTGCCCTTTAGCGTGTTCTCCGCCACAGGATACAGCTTGGCTTCGGTGGCCTTGACGTCGGCGATGGCCTTGGTAGCCGCCTTGCTGGCGGCGTCGGCACGCTCGACCGCGTCGCTCACGCTCTTCTCCGCCTCGGCCTTGAGGTCGGTCCAGCCCTGCTCGCGCTCGGCCTCGGCATCCACACGTGCCTTCTCGGCCGTGTCGCGCTCCGTCTCGGCGGTCTTGCGCCCCCCCCTCGTTCTCGCCGCGCACACGCTCGTCGGCCTGGCGCTTTCCCTCGGCCTCGTTGTAGGCGGCGTCGCGGTCCGTCTCGGCCTTCGTGTACGCCTTGTCGCGGGCGCGCTCGGCGTCCGTATATGACTCGGCGCGCGCCTGCTGCGCGTCGCCGAAGGCCTTGGCCTGCTCGGTGAGCATGGCCTTGTACTCCTCGTTTGTCTTGCCGATCTCGGCCGCCGCGTCCGTTGCGGGCTTCTTGAGCTCCGCGATCTGCTCGGCGGTGAGGTCGCTATATCTCAGCGCGTCGCCCTTCGGCACGCCGACGACCAGCACGTTGCCCTCCATCGCCGCCGTTGCCTCCGAGCCCGAGGCAAGAGTCGTGGCGCGTGCCCCCTTGACCTCGGCGGCGACAGCCTTGTCGCGCGCGGCCTCCGCCGCCTTCTGCGCGGCCTTGGCCTCGTCTCGCGCCGTCTCCGCGTCCTTGATGGTGCGCTGGTCGCTCGGCTCGTAGACGTACTGGGCTGGCTTGGCTCGCCTCTTCACGTCCCAGAGTGCCTCGATGCGCGTGCGCCCGCCGTATGTCTCATCCGTGATGTAGGCCCATGCGTACACGCGCCCGGCCGCCTGGAGCAGCTCGTCGGGAATCTTCGCCTTGCTGTCGGTCACCTCGACCGTGTAGCACGTCCCCGCGGTCGACTTGGCGAAATGCACCTGCTCGCAGCCGGCAGCCTCGACCTCGCGCCCGGTGTCCCACTGCCACAGGTCGCCATCCATGATGTCCAGCGTCATTCCTCGTCCTCCTCATCCTCGTCGCTGTCGCCCATACCGCCGGCGTTGGCCGCGAGCGCGGGCGGCAGCGCACTCATGCGCTCCTCCTGCTCCCGCTGCTTGCGCTCCATGATCTTCGCCCTCTCGTCGGGCGTGATGTTCGGCAGCTTTCGCAGGATCGTCTCGTCGTCCAGATACTCGGCCTCCAGGCACACGGTCTCGACCTGCTCCTTGGTGTTGCTGATGCGAGTGTGCGTGAACACGGGCGTGTCCTCGATGCCCTGCAATGCGAGGATGTCCATGATGCCCTCGCGGATGTGGCGCTCGAACTCGGCGGCCTCCTCGTCCATCGGCTGGTATGCCGCGTCGATATGGTCGTTGGTCGCCCCCGCCGCAATGGTGTGGACGTCCAGCGCGCCGAAGTCCTCGTAGATGTCGGCCTTGATCTGCGCCAGCGTCTCCTTGCGGCTCTCGACGGGCACCTCCTGCGTGTACGGCGTCACGGACTGCCCCTGCTCGGCGTCGACCTCGGCCACGTGCGTCAGCTTGAGCTTCGCCCGCCACAGGTCGAGGTCCCTGTCGTCCATGCCGCCGGCTCCGTTGATGAGCCAGTAGATCTGCGCGCAGTCGCGCGTGTCGTTCACCAGGCCGCTCTTGATGAGGTCGTAGGCGTCGATGCTCTCGCGCATGCCGACGAGCGTGCTCTGGTGCGCATCGCTGCCCCAGACCGCCACGATGGGCAGGCGGGAGTAGTTCTCCGCATCGACGGCCAGCTTCATCCCGTCCGCCGGTATCTCCTGATACGTGACCTTGTAGGCACGCTTGGCCTCGGCCACCTCGAAGTCGAAGCCGCTGCCGCCCGACACCATCTCCGTGTAGCCGTCCTGCTCGTAGAGGGTCGCGTGCCACGGGTGGTCGGAGTCGAGCCGCCAGAACCTCACGCCGGCGTATAGCGCCCCCGAGTACTCATCCCACACCGGACAGAACTCGTCGGCGGTGAAAACGTCGATGTGGTCGAGGTTCCAGAACGGGAATGACACACCGTGGATGAGCGCCTTGAGCCCCATCTCCATGACGTCGTCGTCGAAGCGGTCGCCAAGCCCCTCCTTGGTCGTGTCCTTGCCGCCCGCCGAGACGTCCACGAAGCTCACGCCCTTACCGAGCGAGTACGTGCAGCGCTGGACGTTCAGGCGCTTGAACAGGTTACTCGCCAGCCTCAGCTTCGAGGCCGTGAAGTCCTCGGCCTCGAAGCCGGAGCACGAGTAGATCTTCTGCACGAAACGGTTGATCGTGACGTTGTGCTGGCGGTAGTACTCGTTCGCGGTGACGGCGTTGCGGTACATCTCGCTCGACATGTGCCGCTCGATGGCATCGGCCGCGAACGCCGTCGCCGACGCCGCCGCCTTGAGGTCGCCATCTGTCACCAAAGGACCCTTAGACAAAGCCGCTACCTCCGTTCAAAGAATGGGTTTACCTGCCGTTTCGCAGGCTTGTACATGCGCATGGTCGCCACCCCGTAACGGAGCGCGTCGCAGCTGTGGTCCTCGACCTTGACGGGCCTGTCGCCGTCCGCCTTGGCGTCCCAGCAGTAGCCGCCGAGCTCGCCTATCAGCCCCGTGCAGGCATCGGAGATGCGCACCGTGCCGTTGCCCAGGCACACATCCGTCTCTCGTATGCCGTCCGCGACGTCGTTGCGCCCGTTCTTGGTCTTGAACCCGGCCTGCCGCATCGCGGCGATGAAGCTCGTGGCGCTCGGGTCGATGATGAACTTGGGCGGCTTGTCCAGCCCGCGCACGAAGTCGGCCATGTCGGCCACGTAGTCGGCGTCCGTCTTCTGGTGGCCCGTGTCGCGGCCCGAGTAGCGGTACTCGTCCACCACGTGCCACACACGGCCGTCGTAAGCCCACAGCAGCGCCGCGAAGGCGTTCTGCGTGCCGTAGTCGCAAGACACCGCGTACTTGACAGCGCTGTCCGTATACCGGCTCTCGAGGGCACCCTCCCACCCGGGGTAGACCAGGCCCTCGGCCAGCGTCCACTTGCCCAAGATGTAGCGGTCGTAGTACACGCCGCTGCCGTAATCCTTGATGAGGGCCTCGATGACATCCGGTGCCAGCGCACCGTCCCAGATCGTGTAGTCCTGCCTGTAGATGTCGCTGTCGCCGTCGAGGAACCGCTTGAACCAGTGGTTCGGGGAATCGGGGTTACAGGTGCCGTCGAAGCGGCTGTGCTCGCAGCGCAGGCGGCTCTTGAGCATCTGGAACACGTCTTCGCTCCACGTGGCGACCTCGTCGCCGTAGACCCACTCGAACGTGGCGCCCTGAATCTTGGATACGCTTGTCTTCTTATCCGCCCCGAGGCAGTAGACCTTGCGGCCGAATATCTGGGCCGTGTTGTCCCGCCCGATCTGGCTGACGACGTCTTCGCTGTAGAGCGAGCGCATCGGCTCGAGGATGTTGCGCTCGAGCGTCGAGCGGGTGTTCCCGATCATCACCGCCAGCCCCTCGCCCCTCATGGCGAGAAGCCTCTGCGGTATGGTCACGGCTATGTCGACGTAGCTCTTGCCCGAGCCCGTCGCCCCGCACTTCACGTTGTAGCGGTGCGTGCAGTTGGCGAGGTACTCGCGCTGCATCCTCGTGAGCGGCATCGGCTACTCGTCCCCGCCGATTGAGGACGGCACGGACAGCACCAGCTCCTTGGCGGCCTTGAGCACCGCCGTGTCGGTGGTGTCCATGATGCGCTGCGCCTTGGCGAACTCCTGCGGGTACTTGCGCTCGAGCAGCCACGCGGCCGCCTGCCAGCTGTCGCCGCTCGCGTCCATGATGCGGCCCACGAGCGTCGCCTTGCGCTCCACCTCGGCCTTTTTTAGAACGTGACACAGTTGACGCTGATTGTCTGTTCTGGGGTGGTTGATCCAGCGGCTGTATGTCTCGCGTGCGACCCCGAGATATGCGGCTATGTCCCTGTCGGTCATTCCGGCACGGCACAGGCGGACGGCATCCTCGATGCCCTCCTTGGTCAGTTTTTCACGCCCTTTTCCCGCCACAAAATCACGTTTCCGCTGGTAGATAGCCCTATGGAAACGCAAACGTTCCCACCTTTTTACGCACGTGGACAAGCGCGTGCGTTTGCCCACGAGCGTAAGAAGGGGGTAACGTTTAAAGAAAAGGCCCCGGTTTCCCGGGGCCTTTCGGCTACTCGGCCTTCTTCCTGTGCGCGGCCTGGCGTATGCGGTTGCTCTCAGCCTCCTCCTCGAGCCGTCTCTTCCGCTCCGCCAGATAGCACCCCTTGCACAGCCTCCACTTCTTCGCCTGCGCCGAAGTGTCGAACACGGGCCGCGCGTCGCACGCGATGCACAGACCGTCCGTTCCGGTCGAGAAGCGCCCGTATCGCTGCCGCGCGTGCCTCACGGCGCTCGGCGTCACCCTGAGGTCCGCCGCGATCTCCGCCGCCGTGCGCTCCGGGTGCGCCTGCATCCGCCTAATCATCTCGTCCGTCCACAGGACGTAAGAGGAGCGCCCCTTCCGGAGCGCCCACTCGTCCCTCAACGGATGTGTTGACTTTGTGGATGGGCCTTTTGGCCCATCTCCTACAGGCTGCCTACACGCCATTCGCATACCCCCTAAAGCTCGCCCGCCACGGCAGAACCTTATCAGGCGCCGGGGACCAACTCACCGACGACGCTCGATCTTCTCCCCGCACTTCGGGCAGTGGACCGGCTCGTAGGCCAACATGCCTCCGAAGCCGATGTACTCCCAGAGCTGTCCGCTCCAATCGCAGCTTGAGCAGTGGAAGTAGCCATCGGCCATCCGCTTGCCCGGGATGAACGGATCCTGCTTGTGCTCGACAAGGTCGTGGCACATCGGACGGTCGATTAGGTCTGCAAGGGCCGCGTACGTCTCGTTCTCAACCTCGTGACTGAACTTGCCGTCCACCTCGACGCCGATTGAGTTTGCAATCACGTCGAGTGAATCAACATGGCGGTATGCCCCGGTCGACGCTTCGCGCAACTCGGCCACCGCTCGCTTGCGCTCGTCATCGCTAATCCTCATACAGCACCTCAAGCCCGTACGCGACGGCGGCATCATGCTCGATGCGGCATCCGCGTGCGTTCTCCCAGCCTTTGCAGAAGTAGGCCGCATGGCACAGGCTCATGTTCTCAAGAGATTTCGCGAGATAGCAGAGCGGGACCTGCACCACGCCGCGCTCCTCCATGGCCTCGTCGCTGTACCACTCGTCGGTGAACAGGGTGTTTACGAACTCGTAGCCCATCTCGCGCAGCTTGGCGTGCGCCTTATCCCTCGTCTCCGCGATTTCCTCGTCTGTCTTACCGGCCATAGGCTGCGAAATCATCGCTCGCTTATTCATTTGTCATCATCCTCAAATTGGTAATCATTCGTCCATCTTCTCCAGCTTGCGCCCGCAGAACGGGCAGAAGTTAATCGGGATGCTCCAAGTTCCGTAATTGTCATGAGGGTGGTCAACTGTGATCGTCGGGTATCCGTCGAGCGTCCAACGAATGAGAATTGCGTCCGGACCGCCCTCGGCGGCATCGAGGCCGTCGTAGCCCCTGCAGTAGTCGCACATCAGTCCTCACCCCGCAGCTTGCGGATGCGCTCCTTGATGTCCTTTAGCGCATACGAGTCACCATGACATGGGCCGTCGCCGTCCAAGATGCATTTGAAACACACTCCGGACGGGTTGTGGTACGAACAAAGGTCGTCCGCCTCGATGCACCTGTCCAAGTCATCCTCCAATTTCTCCCATGTGTCGGGCTCGGGGGTGGTGAGGTACACGAGTGCTGGGCCGAGTGCAAATCCACGGTCGGTAATCGCACGCCATTTGTTCGACCATCCGTCACTCAAATCAAAGTCCGTGGTGAATGTCCAGCGCACGATGCTATATACGTTCCCGTCACGGTTGAACAGCGCCACGGTATCAAGCGGAATCTCTCGTCCCTCGGCATCCTTGGGCAATTCGACGCTCATCACTCAACCTCCTCGTAGTCGCGGCACTCGCCGCACTCGTCCTCGCAGTACAGTAGGTTCCCCGTGAGCCACGCCGCGGCCCACTTAGCCAGGCGCCAGAACCCTTCCTTGCGCTCCGGTGCCTCTGCGTCGTAGGCGCGCTCGAACCCGAGGTGGCAGTAGCCGTAGTCGACATGGATGTCGCAGCCGCAGAAGTGCCTGCAGTTCCCGCACATCCTGGGCTCGCAGGCCCCGCCGAAGTGACGCTCGATGGCGGCGTCCGTCACCCCCATCGGGTAGCCGCCGACCCTCGAGTCACTCATCGCACTCCACCGCCCCCGTGCTCTCGTCGAGCAGGTCGATGGCGTCCCCGACGGTCGCCTCGATGCTCGTCAGCTGGCGGCGCAGGTTCTGCACGAGGTTCGCGCCGGTGACCTCCGCCCTTCCCGCCTCGTAGGCGCGCTCGATCATGTCGGTCACCGCGACCTGCATCGCCGTGTCGTTGTAGCCGCGCCTGACGCGGTACTTCCCCAGGTAGGCGTGCGCCCTGTCCTGCGGCCTGCACTCGCGGTCGAAATGGAACACCTCGACCGCGTCGGCCTTGATCTGCTCCAAAGTCTCCATCACAAACGTCCCCTCTCTCGGTTCCTCTCGTTGCAGCGCTCGATTGCCGCGTCCACGTCCTCCTGCGTGAACCCCTCGGCGTCGAGCAGGCTGACGACCGCCTGGACCACGTCCATGCACTCGTCGATGAGGTCGCGTCTTAGCTCGTCGCAAAAGGCCGCGATCCGGCAGTCCCGGTAGTCGTCGCAATCCTGCCAGGCGCCGTATACCTCGGCCGCCTCCTCGAGCGGCTTGAGCGCCTGCACCTTGGGTGCATCCGGCTCATCGAGCGCCCCAAACTCGAACCTGTATCCGTCGCGCATCAGATGCGCCTCCCCTCCGCCAGCGCCGCACGCATGGCGTTGACCTCTCGGCCCGACTCACTCCTCGTTCCGAGGTACACGTCCACGGGCCGCTTGCTCGCGTCCCTTCGCGCCACGTTCTCGCACCACCCGCAGCAGTACCTCTGGTTCCTGTACGCCGTGCGGAACCGCCTGCCGCACTGCCCGCACACGAGCACGTAGCCCCCGCGCCTGTCCCACGACTCAGCCCTCATGTCGCGCCTCCCAGTAGTTGCACCTCGCGAGCCCCTGCGTGGCGTGCACGAAGTCGGGGCAGCGCATGCACGTGTACCGCTTGCGGCCCTCGCCCGACGCCGACATGACCGCCTCGCTCACGGCGCAGAACCCGCATGTCTCGCAGCGGGCGCTGCGCGGCCCCTCGTCGTAGATGCTTGCTGACCCCTTCGGTCTGCCCATGTTCTCGCTCCTCTCGTCGTCCAAGCTCATGACGCCCTCCTCTCGCACGCGGCCCTCGCGTCCAGCAGGCGCCGCGCGTCCTGGTACGCCTTGAGCGCCACCGGGTCGGCGGTCGTCCCCCTCGGGGCCTTCACCTTCGCCGGGTCGATGCCCGGGTGCTCCTCGCGCCACCTGCGCTCGAGCTCCGACCTCGTCTGCTCGGGCGTCCTCGTGGGCCTGAACGTGGCCGCCTCGACCTCCGAGGCGGTGGGCTTGCCCCTCGCCCGGTCGTCGGCGTCGATGCGCTTCTGGCGCCTGGACCAGTCGAGCGCGAGGGCGCCCCAGTTGCTCACCGGCTGGCCGTTGCCCTTGACCCAGCCCTGGGACTCGAAGTAGGCCCAGAAGGCGTCCGGGTCGCCGCTCAGGCAGTTGGCGCCGAAGTACCCGCGGGCCTCCTCCAGCGACGGCGGCTCGAACTCGGGCGGCGCGGCGGGGGCATCGCCCCCATCACAGGACAGCTCAGCACAATCCAGTTCAGGACAGGACAGGCTAGGGTAGGTTAGGTTAGGGTTTTCGCTTTCCGAAACCTGCGTTTCGAGTTTGTCGGAAACTGGTTTCCCGTTTGAAAAACCTAGGTTTTCGCTTTCCGAAACCTGCGTTTCGGGTTTGTCGGAAACTTGTTTCTTGCGCGGGCGACCGCCCTTGCCGCCCCTGCCGCGCGCGTCCTTGGAGTTGTCGATGGCGTTCTTCATCGCCTTGAAGACGCGGCGGAGGTGCTTCGGGAGGTCGGCCTCGACGCCGTGCAGCCCGTACATCATGATCGCGTCGGCGAGCATCGCGCGGTCGCGCAGGTCCTCGGGGTCGCTCGCGTCGAAGTCGTCGTAGACCTCGGCGAAGCTGTCGAACACGGTGAAGGCCATCAGAACCACCCCCAAAGGATTGAAGAGAAGAACAGGAAACCCGCGGAGAAGGAGGCGGCGAACAGGGCCGCCTCCCAGTGGTCGCGGATGATGTCGGGTACGTGCCTCATCAGAACGGCACGTCCTCGTCGTAGAACTCGGACTGCGGGACCGCGGCGTAGGCCTGCTGAGCGCTCCACTGCGGCGCTGCCTGCGCCCGGGACTGCACGGGCACCGTGTCCGCGAGGCTCTGCTGCGGCTGGGCCTGCGTCTGCCCCTCGCGGCGCACCATGACCTCGATCTCGTCGACGATAACCTCGAGCTTGCTGCGCTTCTGGCCGTCGCGCTCCCAGGAGCTGTAGCGCAGCTTGCCCTCGATGGCGACCTTCATCCCCTTGGCGAGGAAACGGCCAACGGCCTCGGCGCGGTTGCCGAACATGGTGCAGTCGACGAAGTTGGGGTAGTCCTCCCACTCGCCCGTCTGCGCGTTGCGGCGGCGGTCGTTTACCGCCACGCCAAAGGACAGGACCTGCGTCCCGCCGGCGGTGGCGCGCAGCTCCGGGTCGCGGGTGAGGTTGCCGCTGATGTTCACTCGGTTGATGCTCACTGCCCGTCCTCCTTCGCGGTCATGTTGTTCTTGATAAACGCGACAAGGCGCGGCCCCTGCATGTACCCCAGGCCGCTCACGCGGCGACCATCGGGGATGTCAAGCGCCTTGACGATCACCTTCGCCTTGACCGTGCCGATGCCCGGGAACGAGCGGGCGAACTCCTCGACCTTGAGCCTCTGCGCGATGGGCGCCTCGATGGCAGCTTCGGGCGGGATGTTGCCCGCCTTGCAGGCGGCCTTGAACGCGGCACGCTCGCGGCGCGTGTGGACGGCCTTCGCCATCGCCTCTTTGCGCTGCTCCGGCGTTCGGAGCGGCGGCAGGTTGCTCTCTCCCATGTCCTACATCCTCTCGACGTATCCGTGGATGCCGTTCTCGACCATGACGGCCCTCACGCGGCGCAGCTCGTCCGCCGTGGCGCACTCGATGACCACGCGGTAGCCTCTCTGCGGTGCCGAGGCCGCATCCTCGGCCACTTCCGGCTCGGGGTGCGGCGGGACCACCCGCACGCATCTCGGCCCGCCAAAGGGACCCTCAGGCTCGGGCTGCTCGTCGTTCATCGGCTCGGGCTGCTCGACGGCCACCGGCTCGGGCTCGGGCGCCGTCGCCTGCTCGTAGGTCGACACGAGCGTGGCGGCCTTGGCGACCTCCTCGCGATGCGCGGCGACAGCCGCCGCCACCTCGCCCGAGTCCGCCGGCAGCGTCCTCGTCCACCACGCGACGGCCCACGCCTTCTCGGACTCGTCCGCGTAGTCCAGCCCGTTGACGAACTTGAACTGGTGCAGCAGCTCGCCCACCCGGCGCTCGATGATGTTCTTGGCCTTGACCTCGCCGAAGCTCGCGTTGAGCCACTTGTCGTCGGCGATGCGCTCGTAGGGCACCAAAGGTCCCATCTCGCCCGCGAGGTCGTAGTAGTGGCCCTTGAGCGCGGTGAGTCGGCGGGTCCTGCACTCGCCGTCGTATCGGTCGATTTCGGCCTTGTACTCATCGGAGAGCGCGTCGATGGGCGCCGTGATCTCGCCGATGGTCTTGTCGAACGTCTTGAGCAGGTCGCTGTACTTCTTCTTCGCGGCCTTGCGCTGCGCCTCGATGGGCTTCTTCACGTCGTTGACCGCCGCACGGTACTTCTTCGCGGCCTTGAAGTCCTCGTCCTTCTCGATGCGCTTGACGTCCACGTAGTCCGCCAGCTTCTCGTCCACGTTCTTCTTGAGCTTCGCCAGCTTGTCCTCGAGCGTGTCGTCGATGGCGAGCGACGCCACCAGCGTGTCGAAGTCCTCCTCGAGCGGCACGGCCTCGACTGCCAAAACCTCGTCTGCCATTAGAAGCCTCCCAGCAGGTCGTCGTCGGTCGCATACTCGGCGGGCGCGGGCTCATAGACGGGCGCGGGCTCCGGCTCGGGGATGGCGGGCTCGGACTGCGCCTTGCGTGCCGCGATCTCCTCCTCCATCCAAGAGGCCGCGCGGCGCGCCTGCATGAGCGTCATGTCGTGCATGTTGCCCGACGAGCAGCCCACGGCGGCGCAGATGGCGGCCATGGCCCCGGCGCTGTCGAGCCCGGTCGCCGCCATGAACGGCTTGAACAGGTCGCGTACCGGCTGGAGGTCGACCTCGGGGGCGCGCTCGACCGTGGCCTCGACCGCCACGGGCTCGGCGGCGGCGCCGTCGGGCCCGGTTTGCGAGGCGCCCAGCTCCTCGCCCGTGTAGACGACGCCGTAGAGCGCCTCCGGGCAGGCGTCGCGCGCGCACTCGGTGATGGAACGCGCCGTCAGCATAGCCATCGGGTATTTCTTCCAGTTCTCCTTGTTTGAGAGGTTCGCCTGCTGCGCCTTGGCCATGTCCCATGTCGCGGTGAACGTGAAGTCGGGGTCGTCCCTGCGCACTATCTCGCACGTGGCCGTCCTCGCCCTGTCGTCCTTCTTGACGCGGAGCCTGTGGCCGGCGCGTCGCACGTTGGCCGCGATGAGCTCGGCGCTGGCCGAGGGCCTGCCGCTGATGACCGTGATGCGATACAGACTCTCGGCGGGCGACAGGCCCATCGAGCGGCCGAAGTCCATGGCGATGAGGACGTTGGCCGGCTGGCCCCTGTAGGCGCTCGGGACCAGCGAGCCCTGGCACACGGTCTTGGCGTACTGCATCTGCTCGGCGAAGGTCATCGCCGGCTGCCGGAGCGCTATCTCGCTACTCATCGACGCTCACCTCGCATCCGTAGAGCTTGGAGATCGTGGCGACGGCGCCGCTCTCGGCGTAGACGTCATCGCACTCCTTGCCGTACGCGATGATGACGACCAGGAAGTCGCGGTCGAACTCGATGGGCTCCTCGTCCATCAGTACGGGCGCGACCGCCATGCCGTAGGCGACGCCGCGGAGCACCGCGGGGTCGACCTTCTCCTTGAGCGCCTCGGCGTTGAGCTCCGTGTTGATGAGGACGTTGCCCACGGCCTGCCTCATGAGTTCCTTGAATGCCTTGCGTTTCATTTACATTTCCTCCGTTTCGTTCCTGCGCCCGGACCACCCGGGCGCTATCGATATGTCCATGCGCTCAGCCTGCCCGCGAACCCTGGGGTGCTTTACCACGTGCAGGTCGACCACCTGCGCGTCGTCGACCCAGACGAGCCCGTTGAGCGCGTCCATGACCAGCTTTGACTCGTTGTCCGCGTCCGGCCTGTAGGTGTCCGGCTCCGAGTACATGCGCTTGGGCCGGCTCTCCGGCAGCGGACGGTAGGCGTCGACGTCGAGTATCACCGGCTCGTGCGGGCCGAAGGGCAGGGGCTGGATGCCCGCCTCGGCCATCGCCTCCCGGCACGCCGCCGCGATGGCCCGCTCGGCCCTCAGCGTCTCGTTGGGCGTGTACATCCGTGCGTGCCTGCGGTCGAGCCTGTGCCGCTGCTTGCCCGCCGCGAACGTGACGGTGAACGCGAATCGCTTTCCGGTCACAGTACCGACCCCCATTCCAGCGCGACGCGGATGCCGTCGGCGAGGACGAGCACGGCCCACAGCACCGCCGGGATGGCCACATACTCGACGAGCCAGCAGGCGGCGATGAGACCCGCCGCGGCGCCCGCCGCCCTAAGCGGCCCCGAAAAGCGCACGGGACACCTCCCGGACCTCGACGGCGTCGGCTCGCAGCAGCTCGTCGATGTCGGCCTTGTTGACCAGCTTGGCGCGGTTAGGGCTGCGCGGGTCGCTGCCGGGCGACCAGTAGGCGCGGAGCCTTCCGGTCGCGATGAGCTGCGCGATGCGCTCCTTGCCGAGGCGGGCGTACGACGCGGCCTCGGACTGCGTGAGCCATGGGCTGCCGTAGCGTTCGGACTTCCCGTCCATGCGATCTCCTCCATTTCGTTGATTCCTCCGTTTCGTGTTGGCCCCGCCGTCGGGCCGCGCCACCGAGTCGCCGGGCGCGGCCCCTCACAGGAGGCGGGGCGGGTGTAGGGACCCCGCCCCCGGCACGGCACCGGCTGGAACGTCCGCAGTGTTAGCTATCGGAGACCTGCGGAACCGGTGCCGCCCCGGGGACGGCCCGCGCGCGGCGGGCGGCCCCTACTTGGTGCCGACCAGCGGCTGGGAGCCCTCGGGCACGACGACGAGGTTGCCGTCCTTTCCGATGCTCTTGAGCGCGTCGATGTAGTGCTGCTGGATGACCTGGTCGTTGAGCGAGTTCGCGAGGACCGCGTTCGCGTCCGCCTCGCCCTGGGCCTCGATCTTCTTGGTCTCGGCCTGGACCTTGGCCGTCTCCTGCTCGTTCTGGGCCTTCTGCTTGGCGACCTCGGCCGCCTGCGCCTCGCTGTAGCTCTTGGTGATGTTCTTCGGGTAGCGGACGTCCTGCACGCTCACCTGCTCGACCGTGAGGCCTATGCCCTTCCACTTCTCGGTGAGGGCCTTCTGGACGGCCTTGGTGAACTGGGAGCGGTCGGTGAGCATCGTCACCGTGTCGAAGCCGCCCGAGACCTCGCGGGTGACGGCGCGGACGTCGTTGGAGATGTACTTCTCCACGAAGCTCTCCTGCGTGCCGTACTCGCTGTAGAGGCTGAGCGCGGCGTCGGGGTTCAGGGAGTAGTTGACCTGTATGTCGATGTTGGCGCTGGCGCCCGACTTGTCGTTGATGGAGACCTGCTTGCCCTCGTAGGAGCCGCCGTCCACCTCGTAGTCGGTGTCCCCGTAGAAGTTGATGAGGTTGTTGCGGACGTCGTAGGTCACGACGTCCTGCCAGGGGGCCTTGGCGTGGAAACCGGCCTCGGAGGTCGAGCCGGCGAGCGAGCCGCCGAGGTTGCGGATGACGCAGACCTCGCCGGTGTCCTGCGTGTAGAGGCAGGCGGTGGCGGCGATGACGGCACCCACAAGGATGAGGGGCAGGGCGCACGCGGGCGAGACGGTGCGGGCCTCGTGCTTGTTGCCCCAAATGTCCGCGGGCTCGGCAGCCTTCTCGCGCTCGACCTCGTTATACCGCTTGATGGCGACGGCGGCTGCCACGCCGCCGAGTCCCAGACCCGCTCCGATAATCAGTTGAATCATGTCTTTCTCCTTTTTGTTTGTGAAGTTAATTAGCCGCGGGCTTCATCCCGGGACTCTTTGCGCAGATAGCGCGTCCACTCGCCCGCGGCGACGTCCACCATCACCGGCTCGATGCCGGGGTCGATGGCGTCGGCGGTGTTCATGCAGACCGTGCGCTGGACGTAGGCCATGACCGCCTCGCCGCGCAGCAGACCGTCCAGGCGCCCGCGGGCGTCGAGGAACGACTCGAAGGCCTCGCGGTGCCAGCCGCCCCCGGCGTCGCACCAGCAGACGATGGCCTCGATGCTCGCGAAGCCGCTCGGGCACTCGATCTCGAAGGACTTCCCGCGCGCCTCGTACCTGATGTTCTCGCGGCGCATCTTCACGTCTCCCATGTCGCCCTCCCCTACAGCTCGAAGTCGGAAAAGTCGCGGGCCTCGACGGGCTCGGCCTCGACCGTGATGGCCTCGGGGATGTTCCAGCCGCCCAGCTCGATGTCGATGTAGTTCATGGTTCTCTCCGTTTCGTTTTAGGGAACTTTAATTTCCCTTGATTGGTAAATAAAAATCTTCGACTTTGCAGCCGAGATAGTTGGCGAGCATGACAGCCGTGGGAAGTTTCATCTGGGACGGGTCTTTCTCATACGCTCGATACGTCTGAACCGTCACACCCAAAGCGGCAGCTATTGACTCCTGATTGAACTTCGCCGCCTCTTCAATAAACGGCTTCTGTCGGCTCTCTCGGATTGCCTTGAGCTCTTTCATCTGACCTCCTCCCTTTCGTTGACCTAATAGTACTTTAGATCGGAAGAGCGTCGTGTAGGGAAAGAGTGTAGATCTCGGTG